GGACGGCACGCGGACGAACCTGTCGTACCTGACGCCGTCGCAGTTCGACCTGCGCATCCGCGACGCGGGCCAGACGCAGACCGAGTTCTACACGATTGTCGCCAACAACATTAAGCTCGCCGCCGTACCCAGCGCGAACCTGACGCTGGAACTGATCTACAACGAAGGCGTGGCGCAGCTGTCCGACAGCGCGACCAGCAACACGCTGCTGACCCGCCACGGTGACTGCTACCTGCACGGCACGCTGAAGCAGGCGTTCGACTTCCTGCAGGACGAGCAGCGCTCGGTGTATCACGACGCACAGTTTACCCGCTGCCTCGCTGAAATCGACCGCGACAGCGACAAGCAACGCTACGGCAACGCGGACTTGCAGGTTCGCCGCCGCAATGAACAGGCGGTGTTCTAGTGCCGGTCGATTTCGGCCAATGGCTGCCCGACCAGCCGTCGCTTAACAACCCCGGCGCAAAGGCGCTGATAAACGGGTTCCCGACCACGCGTGGGTTCTCGGCCGTCCCCAGCGCCACGGCCACCACAGCCCCGGAGCAGGTCACAGGCGGCACGACCACGGCAATCCCCGAAATCCTCGGCATCTACAGCACCGTCGAAGTCACGGGCGCAGACATCGAGGCGCGCACGTACATCGGCACGGCATCGCGGCTGCTGAAGTTCGACACGCTGCAGTCCAAGTTCGCCGAGTTTACCAGTAGCGACCCGACCTACACGAACATACCCCGTTGGCAGTTCGTTGAGTTCGCCACCACCGGCGGCACGCGCTACGTGTACGCAGCAGGCGGTTCGTCTGTCACGCTACAGCGCTTCCCCAGCGACGGCACCGCAGCCCCGGCCGCAGTGTCGGCAGTGTCGAGCGGCACGGCCACGCCCAACGCAACACACTTGGCCGTCGTTGGCCGCTTTCTGGTCTGCGGCAACACCAGTAACTCCGAAGCCGAAGTACGGTGGTCACAGATTGACGACGCTGACAGCTGGACTATCGGCACGAACCAAGCCGACGCGCAGATCATCGCGGACGCCTCGGAAGTCACGGGCTTGGTCGGCGGCGAAACCGGGCTGGTCCTGACCCGCGAAGGCTTGCTGCGTATGCAATACGTTGGCGCTCCGTTGGTCTTCACATTCGACAAAGTCTCGAACCTCGGCTGCGACTTCCCGGGGTCCGTGGCTGCGCGTAGCTCCGACGAGGTGTACTACCTGTCCGAAGACGGCTTCCACCGCTACGCGGGCGGGCAGGTCGCGAACATCGGCGCGCAGCGGGTCAACGACTTCTTTTTCAGCGACTTCGACCGCGACGCCGCATCACGCATCGCCTGCACCATCGACCCGGTGCGCAGCCTTGTGGTCTGGTCCTATGGCAGCAAGTCCGCCGACACCGACACCAACGACACGCTGCTGGTCTACGACTATACGCTTGACCGCTGGGGTATGGCCCGCATCGACCACACCACCGTTGGCGTTACGCGGCAGGTCGGCCGGACGCTGGAATCCCTCGACACCGACGCGTCTGCAACGATTTTCGCCCGCGACGGCACCGAAGTGCAGGACCGCGCTGGCAACACCGTCCTGACCCGTGGCGGCGGCATCGACAGCCTGACCATCTCGTTCGACAGCGCGGCGTACCAAGGCGGTCAGTCAATCCTTGCGTTGGCGCAGGACACGACCGACGGCACGGTGCTGTCTACGCTGTCCGGCACGCCGCTGCCGCTGACCGTGCAGACCGGCGAGTTTGAGCCAGTCGAAACACGGCACGCTATGCTGCGGTCTGTGTTTCCGCATATCGACGGCGCGGCCGACGCAGAAATCCGCGCGCAAGTATCGGCACGGACGCGACAGGTGGACAGCCAGATTTTCGGGCAGGTCGCTACAGTCAACAGCTCGAACATCATACCGCTGCGCAAAGCTGGTCGGTACATGGCGCTGAAGTTCCTTGCGTCGGGCAACTGGTCCGAAGCGCATGGGTTTTCCTTCGACGCTACCGCGCAGGGCCGCCGATGACGTTACAGGCGAACAAGCTGCCGCCGCAGGGCGGGTCGCCGCGTGACGTAGCTACGGCTGTCAATCAAGCCCTCGACGGCAAGCTCGCCTGCGTTGGCACGCACAGCTACCTGCTCGGCGACACGACCACCACCGTAACGGACACGCAAGTCACCGCCGCTTCGGCCGTGCTGATAGTCCCGACTTCCACAGACGCACGCGACGCCACGGTCACGATCAGCGACGGCCAGTTCGTCGTGACTTTTGCGTCTGCAACAGCAGCAGCAGGAACGCTCACATATGCCGTCCTGGGTTAGTTTCCCCGTCATCCCCGGAGCCTCGTATGTCCAAATCAAAGACCCCGACATTACCAACACAAGCCGCATCGAAATCGCCAAAGTCACAGCAGACACCAGGGACGCCACGGTCTCGAAGCAGGCGGAAGGCCGTTGCACGATCACGTTCAAAGAACCGGTCCGGCAGCAACAATACGTCCGCTACAAGGTACGAAATTCTACCGGTACGGCCTGACGTTCTGCCGTCCGTCTGGGGCTTGGTCGCTCCGCATCTGCAGCGCGCAATCGACGTCTGTCATGGCCGCATTACCCTAGAGCAAGTCGCCGCCGCTGCGCTTGAAGGCGAGTACCTAGTCTGGGTTGTTACAAACGTATCTTCTGGTACAATCGTCGCTGCGTATACCACGCGACTTGGTTCCTACCCGAACCGCAACGCCCTCGCTGTCGATTTGCTCGGCGGCTCAGAGCTAAGCCGTTGGGTCGAGCAGGCTTTCCAAAAAATAGAACAGCACGCACGCCGGTGTGATTGCGACCTGATCGAAGGCTTCGGCCGTCCCGCATGGGGGCGGATATTGGCCCGAGACGGCTGGGAACCGGCGTACATGACCTATCACAAGGAACTACGCCGTGAGTCTAGGCAAGGGCAACAGACGCAATAGAAGGCAGCCGCAGACGACGTCCATCGAGACGACGCGCAGCACCGCGCCTGCATTTGTGCAGAACCAAATTCAGCAGACGTTCCGTGAAGCGCAAGCACAGCAGCCGCTAGTCTACACCGGCCCCCGCGTAGCAGAGTCCAACCGCGACCAGGAACGGTTCTTCGACATGACGCGCGACTTTGTAGAGCGCACGCAGAACGAACCGCTGCCGACCATTGACACGTCTAACCTAGAAGCGCTGCAGGGCCGTGCAATCAACACCAGCGGCATCATGGGCATGCTTGGCCGCCAAGCCGACGTGGGCCAGCTGCAGGGCATGATTGGCAGCCGCGCCGACACCGGGCTACTGCAGGACGCGCAAGCCGCGACCACCGACCTCGGCGAACTCGGCGGCCTAATGGGCCAGCAAAACATCGCGAACGACATATTCCGCGATTTCACCACCCGCGAAGTCACGCCCTACCTCGAAACTGCTGTTGACGACGCTGCAAACCGCGCGCTGCAGAACGTGAACAACCTATACGCTGGTAGCGGCCGACTGGGCTCTACGGCGTTCGCGGACGCGGCGGCACGGGGTGTAACCGCTGCGTCCGCCCCTATACTGCAGCAGGCAGCGCAGACCGACGCCGCCCGGCAGCTGCAAGCCGCTGGTCTGTTGGGGCAGGCGTTCCAGCAAGACCGCGCAGCAGACATTGGCCTTGCCACAACCCGCGCCGGTATGGAGCAAGCCGACCTTGCACGGCAGCTGCAGGGCGCTGGGATGCTGTCGAATCTGGAACAAGCCGCCCTGCAACGCGACGCGCAGTTGGCGAACCAGATCACCGGATACGAAGACGCCATGCTGGCCCGCGACTTGGCCGCGCAGCAGTCAATGCTGCAAGCCGAACAGGCCGACTTGGCGCGCGAACTGTCGATTGCACAGGGCCTCACCGGCGCGTCCGAAACCCAAGCACGGCTGGCCCCGCAGATGCAGCAGATGCAGCTGCAGTCGCTGGGCATGCTTGGCGCAATCGGCGACGCGCAACAGGCGCAGCAGCAAGCCGAACTGGAAGCACGCCGCCAGCAGATCGCGGAACTGAACGCGGCACGGCAAATGCGCATGCAGAACATGATTAACGCCAGCCAGCTTGGCCGCCAGTTCACGAATAGCACAACCACCACGCAAACCACCCCAGAACAGCAACAGGGCGGCGGCCTGCTGAACACGCTTGGCGGGTTGGCGGCTGGGTACGTTGGCCTCGGAGCGCCGGGGCTGG